ATTTCATTTTAGCCGAATCATAGCCTCTAAGATTAAACTCAGACCCAAACTCTTTGCTTAAACCCATAATAGGCAGATAAATAGTAGCTCTATTGGATTGCGTGGTTTTGTCAAACAGCTCAGCTGCTATCCGATCACTTGCTGGAGTTAACACGCCTTCACTACTCTGCAAAAAGCTATAAGTAGTTGTATTTCCATTAAACTTAATTCTTATGTCGCAACTTGGCGTACACTTAACTTCTTCAGGTGCAAAAACCAGAAATCTTTTTGATATGTTGCTATCAAATAACTTCCTTTTTTCTAACTCGATCCATGATCTCCGCTCAAGATTTGGATATTTTGGAACCGTATATGTATTAATAGCATCTATTCTAGCGGTTAATGAAAACAGGCCGTTTTCATTACTTGTATTGCCATACTTCCAATTGCCCTTATCTGTAGGAAATGTACTACCAGGACCAATTGTCCCGCCATTGCCGTTATCTACCTTTGGCGGCAAACTATCAAATTCACCACAACCACTTAGCACCAATGCCATACCAACAGCTAATAGCTTTTTCATTGCTAATACTCAACAAAATTATAATCTAACAACTTTAACCGATTAACCATTGTTGCGCTAGCCCTTCATAAACTCTTTCCACGATTTAGCATCAGCTTGCGCCATACGTACAGCGATTGCCATATTCTTAACTTCCTGCTGCTTATCTTTAGCCAGTGCTTTAGATAAACCCCACCATTCACCAAAGATCATATCTAAGATGTCGGATTCTCTGATTCCGATTTTGTAGAATGGTAATAAGCTGTCGTACCAAGTAACGCCAGTTGCGCCCCCAACTGCTTTAGGGGCATGAAAATCTGACGCATAAAAAAATCGCCACTATGGGCGACGACCTCCTGCATTACTTGCAGCATCTCTAATGGCTCAAGCTCTCTATAAAAGCTCGGCGGCTGGTCTGTCAGTGTCGAGGCTAAGATGACTGTTTCATCTGTAAACGTACCGATAAGCGCCATTAGCTCACTCTCTGGCATACCTTTTTTGGCTTTCACAATGCGCTCAAACTCAGCGACAAATGGCGTAAATGCTCGCGTCACTTCATGCAAGTTTTTAACCTTGACGCGATTGATCGCAATCTCTTGCCCTGCTACCTTGATAGTTTTAACGCTATCGTCTTTTTTAATGTCTGTCATACGTCAATCTCTACATAAGTTAAATTAGGTGCTTGCGCTACAATCTGCCCATCACGAATAAAGACTTTTGATTGCAGCTCGTAAGCCGCATTTGATTGCACAATCGTATTACCGCCACCTTGCATGGTGACGGTATAGTTTGAGCCTTGTCTATCAATGACAGTCGCTAACTGCTTAGCGCCTTGCTCTGTCACGTTTTTGAATAGCTGCCATAGGTTGCCGCTAGCCATAATTAACCCTCTTTATTTACACCAAAGGATACCCAGTCTTTTGCAAACAAATCATCTTGCAAATCCTGCGTTTGCGCGTCTGTGCTTCGTGATAAGTAAAAGTAATCGGCATGAGCTACGCGACAAGTCAGCACCTTATTTCCTGTGGGGTTGATGTTAAACTCACCATCATCATTACCCATAAATAAATAACGACCTTCACCCCACGCTTGACGACCTACCCACTCACCTTTCTCAACCAAACTTAATGCTTCTATAAAATTCATAATACTACCCCTTATCAAAATGACGCTCAACATCAATAGACTGGTCAATCTCTAACGCTCGATTGCTCGATAGACGACCTGTGATAGTTGTGCCTCTGACCATGCCAACCCATTGCTCACCATCATTTATACCGATAAGTGTAGACGGCTTTAGCACGCCAATATCAGCGACCAATGGCATTGAGATACCGATGTTACCAATATCACCTGTATCACTAAGTATCATCTTGCCACGACTAATAGCCGCATCCTGATCTGTCATTAAGTCGCTTGTGACCATTGGCGGTTGATAACCTCCGCTTGTGCCTCTGCGCTTGATTAATCCACCAAAGCTAGTGTCATGCTCACCGTAGATAGTCACGCCGTTGTATGCCGGTTTATTGACACGGCCACGGCTGCGACTGGTAATAAGTGACATTGGCAAGTTAATGCTAGGCGTTTGCGCTGCCCATTCCCACGATGGGATAGGATAGTGTGCCAATACGTGCAAAATATCAGCACTCATGTCCGCATTGATAAAGCCACCGGCTGCCTCGGCTATCCATTGCAAGCTATTGATAGGCGTTTTGCCTGTATAGCTATAAGTGTTGGCTGGTACATTCCAACCGTTAACCCCTGCGAGCTGCCAATCCAATGTAAAGCCTGACGCTACGCCATTACGGTTTAATTCCGCATCAGCAATCTGTCTTGCGCTCATAGCTGTGTCAAACTTAAAGCCTCTTTGAGTAGCGTATGGGTGCGCGAGTAGCATGGCGCGTGACTTACCTTTAATCGTTAGCGAGCTTTCACCAAACGACACGCTGTCACTGCAATCATCTAAGATAAATCGCCATAGATTGCCGTTGCACTCAAAGTCTACGCCTATTCGCTGCTCATGTGCTGTATCGACTTTTGATAGCTCTGAGAGTGGCACAGTGGCACTAAATGACCACGTATAGCTATTGCTATCAATGCCCACGCTAAAGCCTAGCATTTTAATCTCACGCCCATTATCGGAGCGCACTAATGACACACTGTTTGTCACAAATATAACTCCTTGACCGCGGGCGCTGTCTTTTTCACCAGCGATTAATGTTAGCCATGCGATAGCGTTTAGCGTACCGATTGCATTTACTGCCATGCTTGATGACTTGCCAAATACTCTAGGCTCGCACATTGTTATATCAAGCGTAGGATTAACGCCCAATGTCTTGCGCTTGCATGGTCTGTTAGGTAGTGCCTCAACCTCAACAGCTGATAGCACCAATGTGCTGCGAGGCATCGTCATTGGTAGAGGTATGTTACTGGACAAACCTCTACCCGCAATACGTCTTGTCATCAGTAGTGGTAACTCGTCACTATAAACATAGTGCCTTAAATCACCTGAGCCACATTCCCAGCCGTCTATGATTTGCTGTTTAAGTATGACTGTCTGTGATAAGTTAGGCGCAACATACCTGAGCTTTGAAAATGGTAGTCTTGCAGCTTCGATTAAAAAGTCAGTGCGAGTATTTAACAGGTAGCCGTACTCGTTGTATGAGCTTAGCTTATCTGTTAATAATTTACTATTTTCACCCTGTATCGCTCGCTCAATTTGACGTTTAGTCATTGCTTCAAAGCCGTACCACTGACCTTGACCGACTAACTTTGCTTGCTCGTAATCAAACCGCTTGCGCTGGGCGATAAACGTCTGATACTCGGCGCTTTGCTGATTACTCGTACCAATAAGTTTTGATTGCTCAAACAATAACTGATTGCCTGATACTAAGTTTTCGTTAGACTCAAACTGAGCGTGATTGTCAGTACCGACCAACCTTGATTGCTGCCAGTTAGTGCCGATATTGTTATTTAGCTTTTTATTGCTCTCAAATTTTCCTTGCCCACTAACACCTTGTAGTTTTGATTGCTGAATACTGCCCGATACATCACCTATGATGCCTCTAAATACATTAGCGTCATAACTTGCGACCATGCTTGCAGTGGCGTTTAGATCGCAATATGCAGTGACTGTTACGCCGACCTCGATAAAATCAGCCGTTGCGCTTGCGGACGCTGTAGGCGCGATAACAGCCATTGCACTAATGGCTACACTTACATCATCATTAGGTGGCTCTATATCTCCACCATCAACTGTTCGCAAATTACGCGACATACTCAGCGGTAGCGCGCTAGATAGCGGTTGCTCACTTGTTGGTACTGACAACGGTAACGGCAAGCTTTCTGACGTGATATAAATAATTGTTTCTGTATTAGCAGGTGGGCTTGCCATTTATCACCTCAATTTATTGCCATGATGCCCATAATGCTTGCTGTGCATCGAGTGTTATATCGTTTACAGGTTTAACGTAATCCCATGCAAACGGCTCAAGCTCACGCTTGTAGTCGCGCACCATGACCAAATATTCTTGATCAGGATTTAGCCCTAAAAACAAATAATGACCATTTGGTAGCGACGTCACAACTTTAACGATAGTAAGTGTTTGTGCATCAAGTAACCATATCTTGCGTGATGCTGGGCTGCCCCTCACCGTAACAATTCCATCATTAGTACCTGCAATATAACCTGTGCCGTATGCTTGATAATATAAGTCAATAATCATTAGCGCACCCAATAATCTGTACTAATATAAAAGTTGCTAGGCATCGTGCTGCCAGTACCAAAAACAACTGTGTTTGTTAGCGCAACGCTACTCGCAATACTGACCTCATCAAAATTTTGTTTTGTCACGCCATCTGCGCTAGTAAAAATGCCAGGCAGCACAAACATATCGTTAGCGCTATTAACAACAAGCGGAGCCAACACAAACTTATTTAATGCTTTATTTGTACCGTCCCAGTTTGTGATTGATGTTACATCAACTGTAATAACACTGTTATCGCTTTGGAGTAGTTTACCCGGACTGTAAACAGTTTTATCTGTCGACGGGGTGTTATTGTATAAATACGTGCGTAGTAACGAGCTATATGCAGCATAGTTATCGCCTGCTGTATGTTGCATATACACGTTTGTATTATTTTGACTATATACATCGCCTGCAAAAAAATACGATCCAGTTGTTTGCTGGGGAGTTGAGGCAACCTCAGCTTGCTCGCAAAAAAACCAAAAAGCGCGTGATGAGGCAATTAATATCCACTTGCCGGATATAATACCCCGCGCAAATTTAAAAGGATCACTACATTGTAGCTTTAAAACACCTGTGCTTGCGTCTGTCATATTGATATAAACTTGCGCTGTCATCTGCGTTGTTGTATTTCCGGAACATCGCAAGTAAAAATCAGGCTCAGCACATACCTCGGGACGAAATACTTTGATGCCGCTAACTTCAAACGGCATTGTCCATCCTGCGCCTTGTTTTGCACCGTAACCGGTAACAAGACAGGCTTTAAAAAGTTTCGCAATAACATCTGTCGTTTTGTTAAATACGGGAGCGCCTACATCGTCCCATCTATAAATCTTTACTGGTACTTTAACCGGAGTTAATATACTCATAATTCATCCTATTTATTAAGTACAAATTCATATGGTCCATGTGATAGCGGCTCACAACCATCAGCAACATAAGTGACGCCGACTATCATATTAGCATCGTACTCAAACGACCAATTCCCAGCTTTATCAGGTGTTGATTTACCCAAGCACTTGCCATCTCTCCATTTGAATATCAAAACATAATCAATAGCGGTGCCGTCATAGCGTTTTACCCTGCCATTAATAACCGCCATATCAGATACCTATTTGTAGTGATGTTATGCTCACATAACCACCCTGATAGACTTGCGATTTATCAAGCGTAATCTCTGTTGCCACGTCTAGCGTAGCAATGAGCACACCGCTTGCATCTAATATTTTAGCGCCTGTTAACACTCCTGATGATACCGCCAAAACTCTAGGCGGCATCTTAAACAGCATTACAGCGTTAGCAATAGATGCCTCTACGGGATTGGTCAGCGCAAACTCAGCCGCCAGAGTTGCGCCAACATAGAGCGACAATACCGAATTAGTACCGACGTTTAATCTATCGGCAATGCCTTGCAAGGCTGCGTTTTTAGCATCAATACTCAATATCATGGCGCACCTCGCTCTCTATCGATGTTGGCATGATAGCCAATAGTGAAATCATAATTATCGCTACTGCTACCTTGATGTTGCTGTATCGCATTGCCTATCCATATCGGATATTTAGGCGCATCGGTATTGAGTCTAACCACGTTGTTAGCTGACCAACCAAGCCCCCAAGCAGCAACCGGTATCGTAAAATAAGGATAGCCAGTCATCGGATTAATAGGTGCTGTTAGCGTAGTTGTCGACCCTGAGCCAATTTGACCGACTGTCCGACCGATAATGTTGAATGCCGTTTGACTGGTAAATACTAGCGCCCAGCTTTCAGTAATGGCATCGCGATTAGTCACCACGATAGGATTGTTAGTAACTTGTAGCTGCGCGGTTGTAGAATCACCGACTAAGCTATCGCTCCAAACGCCACCCCATGATTTTTGACCAAAAACATTAAACGCTCGTGCTTGCATATCACCTGCTAATAGCATCGAGCTAAAGACCGCTGCTGTGGTGTAATTGTGCGTAATAACTGTTGATAGCGTTACACGCCCTGATATATCAGTCTCAATGACTAGCGCAATATCCATAATGCGGTATTTGGCTGTCAACGGAGCTGTGTATAGCGATATATCAAACATACCGTTAAGCTTTAATGTACCAGCGTCTAAGTCAATATCAAGGTAATCAAAGCTCACTTTTTTACCTGTACTATCAACGACATTCACATCTGACAAACGCTCAAAGCCTAAATCAAACGTGTCATTAGGTGCATTGGTCGGTAGCGCCATTGTTTTAAGCTCAGTAATCGCTATGCTGTCACCTTTGCGAACAAATGGCACACGACCATCAGTCGGCAAGCGCACCGGATCAAGACCGATAAGCTCTTTATCAAGCGGCAAGTAGCTGTAAGCAATCGCGTTATAACGGATGCTGTCAGGTTTAACGTAAATCGGTTTATTGATATAGTTTGTGCCCCCGTCCATATAAATATTTGCCGCGTCATACCATGATTCATTCACGATGCTAGGATTCGCTGTTACTCCCAGTTTTTCGTAAAAATACAGCGCAACAACACCCGCTTTAAAATCAACCGTACCATGAGCGTACTTACTACCAGTAATGCCGCCTTGTGCATCAGTCGATAACGACAATATCGTACCGTCTGCAAGCTCAGCACTGATTTGTAATGAGGCTTTTTTAAGCGGCGCAACTGGTGTTCTAAAAATAATATTAGCAAGTGGCACTGGGTCGTTTTCGCGCAACATTGATTTAAGGCTAGCTGTATTTGCAACCCCTGCAGCCCATGTTGTTAACGCTATAACTCCTGATTTAATATCAATAGTACCAACTACAGATGAACCGTTTTTGACATTGCCATTATCATCACGCAAGCTCTGTCCGAGTACATCAATAAATACTGAGCCATTAACCACTGGCGTGTCTGACGCTTGTGGTGGCGCTACAAGAAACTTATCAGCCTTTATACCTACTGTCGCTGATTCGGTCGTACTACCAAGTGTTGCAATGCCTTTAACTCTTGCTGTCTCGATAAATAAAAGTTCGTTAACGGCATTCGTGGAAAAGATAGGGCTTTTATTGATACCGCCAACCATAACCACATCAGTAATTATTTTTTTACGCGCCACTTTGACAGAAAAATTAACCTTACCCGTTGCTTTGTTTACACTGCTACTTACTAGCGTTGGCTGCCAATCGTCAGCCGAGCCGCTTGCGTATGGCATCCATGATATATTTACGTCCGTCATAATAGCGTTACCACTGTACGACTGCACACTTTGATAGCTTGGATAAAAAACAGTCTTAACAAACAAACTGGTATTGTTTTCAGCGATGCCAAAACTAATCATGACTTGTGGTTTCTGCTTATCGCTAAGAATTACTTGGAAATCCAAACCCTCAATAGCGCTTGCAAGATCAATACTGCCGACGAAAACACCGTTGGCATTTTGCGGTGAATAATTGGCATTGATTGCTGTAGTCATCGAATCCAGCACTTTGTTATAAGTCACCGTAAATACAGTATCTTTGGCGACCGTCTCTTTAGGCGCTATGCGTAATTCATTGGCATCAAACGTGCCTGTTGCATCACCAGTGATAATGCCATTAGTCATAGTCGCTGTTTTGCCGGTTGCCCATGTAATAGTTATATTGCCAACCACTTTATCAGTAAGAATTGCCGAGTGATAAGCTGGCAATAATGCTTGAGCGCCATACTTAACCGTATCTAAATCCACGCCAAAAGAGTAAATAATATAGCTGGCAGCATCAGGTATGGCAGCAGTCGTAAGCAATACAGTCTTGCCTTGTACTGTACCGCGTCCGTTGCCGTCATCATCAATCAGATTGCCGCGTCCATCATCGTGTACGAGATAGTTATTACCATCTACCGTATAAGTGATTTTAAGGCTGTTAGGCACCGGCTCAGCGCCCAGCTCGCGAACATAGTTATAACCTGCGTTGTCACCAACGATTTGATAATCAGTTTGTGCCACGCGGGTAAACTCACTCGCAGGTTTATAGCTACCTGTTACCGTTGTTTGCCCAAGATTTAAGACGCTATACCATGTGATTTGACCAACGCCATATTTGATAGACGCATAAGCCAATCCAGTGCTATCGACTAACTGACCATCTCTATCAGTTAGCGATCGACCACCTACCGCAATACTCAGCGTACCGACTGCAATACCTGACGGCAGACTAAACGCTGTATTAGTCGCAACATTGACCGACTGATTGATAGCAATCACACCATCACCACGCGCCTGAGTAGCAACCTGATTGGCTGGGTCACGCTGTAATATCGGCGTTTCTACTTGTGTGCTTGGCACAACTTGCGTGTAGATTGAATTTAAGCGCACTTGACGACTTGTCATTGCCACTACTGGCTCAGCTAAGCGACTGGCGCTGTAATACTTAGCAGCATCAGCAACGCGAGCCTCACGTAATATTGCGCGGCGGCTGGTACTAGCGTTTTGATAAAACTCAGGTACGGTTAATCCGTTAAAAGTCTTTGTCAGCGTGTCGCCAAACTCAATCGTTGCGACTATACGTGTCACTGTCTCGCTAACAGTTCGTTGAAAACGGCGCTCGATTGTGTCAACCTTAAGCGGACGAATATACTGATAAAACTCGTCGCTTTGACCCTCGTTTTGCACAATTACAAGTGGCTGTCCGACTGCTGGTATCTGATCGCCTTTATCAAGCGACACTTGGATAACCCGCTGACCTGTTAATTGGGTTTCAAGCAAGTGCCCTGCCCACTTTGAGCCAAAAGCTAAGTAGCTCTCAATCTTGTTCTGAGCATCCACTCGTCTATCCGCAAAGCTGCTGGCTTTAAACGCAAAAACGCTAATATTCGGGTTTTCAGGCAATTCAGTAAACAGCATCCGCACCGCTTGCAGCAATTCCGCATTAGCCGTCTTGACTGCCAGTGATACCTTACGCAGGCGCACACGACCGATAAGGCGGTCAATATCCGACACATCAGGAAATAAGTTATTTGATACCCCATCAATGACAGCAATACCTGTAGGCAATCCGCCGCCATCAGGCGTATCAGCCATAATCTCGGACTTTAGTATCTCTAAATCGTTTTGAGTAATCGCCATTGTTATCATCCGTCAAATTGTAGGCATTAAAAAACCCACTCATTGAGTGGGCTGTGGTTTTGCTAATTAGGTTTTATTCAAGTCTAATATGAAGTTTTTTTAATATATATGATATTTTTAACGGTGTCTCGCACACAAAACAAGGTATTCGCAAAGAACCGTTGTCATTCAAGATGCGGATATACGTGCTATTTAATTTAAGCTTTGATGAACAGCTAGGGCAAGTCAAGCTATCAACATCACCCTCTACTAATTGAAAGTGATTAATATCGCTCATCGTCGACTCCAAACTCGCTGCTAGGCAAAGAGCTGATTTTATCGGTACATAGCCTTAACTGCGCTTGCTTTATGTGCCAAGCCCATTTTAACGAATTGCGCTCTGATGTGTTTGTTGACGCTTCCATTTTGCGAAAAATACTATCGCGCTCGTCACGCAACTTATCTATGTCATTTATGGTAATTATTTTATCATCACTCATAACACACCCCATCAAAAGTATGCTTAATTATACCATTTACACGTTCGGTATCTCTAAAAACTTAAGCGACACATTGTAATAATCGGTCAGTTCTGGACTTGTCGAGCCTTTGATTGGCGTAGCATTGATGGCCTCTTGCGTCGTGTCAAATATCACTTTTACGCGCTTTACCGCTCCATCTGCTAGATAATCCAACCAAAAGGTAGCGCCCAACTTGTCACGCTCAGATTTGAGCGCATTAACCGTTGCTCGTGATAGTACGCCATGACCATCAGGCGCTTGCATCACGTATGGTCTGCCAGCTTGCCTTACTGACTGCTCAACTATCATCGTGCCGTCTAGCGCGTACTTGGTATTTGATACTACTGATGACCAATCATGCTCAGCATCAGGATATAAGCTATCAGATAAGACGATGACAGCGTTTGTGACAGTGTTTGTCAGTTTAGTTTGTGCATTAGTACGCATAATCACCTCTTTTTATTTGAGCAAATCATCACAGCGTAATGACTTGATTAAACAAAAAATCTAAAACCCCCGAATTCGAGGGAATTAGAAATAATCACTAAATCGTTTTAATCTCATAAGCGGCATTACGTGCTTCATCAAATAACGCTGTGCCCTCAATCTGCATTTCTGCAAAGTCGTCATTGATTAGATCGTAAGCATCAGACGGGTTAAGCTTGACGCGATAAGCTGTGACAATCTGTTTATCTTTTTGGCCGACCGTATTCATACCGTCAATGCGTAGCTCGTAGAAATCCACGTTATCGGTCATTGGCTTCATGACAGTTGCTTCGCCGTAGGTATAGCCGACTTTGATACCTGTTAAGCCCGCTTTTAATATCTCAATGCGGCCATACTGCTTGTCGATTTTATAGTCAGTACCCTCAGACAATGGGCCGTCAGCGCTATCCGTAACAGTAGTCACAGTAACATTTGAATGCTTTAAAAAAGCAATATCACCAACTGCATCGACGGCGTGTTCTTCTGCTACCACGGAGCCAGTCGCTACGGTTTCAACGGTTGCTTGTAGTGCTGCGCGCATTGCCTCTAAGCGGCGCTCTTGGATAGTCAAAGATACCGTAGTCTTTTTCGTACCGGCTGACACATCCCAAACTTGGTTGGTGCCAGAATGGTGCTCAATTAATTCTTTCTCATCTTCGACTGAGTGAGCAAAAGATAATGCAGACGCAACGCCAACCCAAAAAGGCTTGCCACGTACTGCACCCGTAATGGGTGTCATAAAGATTTTACCCTTGCCGATAAAGGCGTGGGATTGATTTAAGTTCTCTGCCATTTTGATTGTCCTCTAAGGCTGAAATTGTGTGCTAAAAGTAAGCGGATAAAGCGCAAACGTGCTGAAATAGTCCGGTCTGCCTGATGTTGTGGTGCGTTCTAACGGTTCGTGATAATCGTCTAACTCATAACCTTGTACGTGATTAATGACCTTGCTGATAAGCTCGCCTGACGTTTCCATGAGTGCTCTAACATCGTCTTGCGCTGCTTGGTTGCTGACAGCGACAACAACCGTCCATTGCTGCATATCTACACTATCTATCGAGCCGTTAGCACGTGGATTGTTTGATGTATTAATGACATATAGCGCTGGTGTGGTGTTTTTATTAATCTTATTAATACTAGCAACCGTACCGACGTGCTTGATCCCCCACTCCGTTTGCTTTGCTTTTAAGTGGTCAATCAAGCCAAGACCTACTGCAAAATAATTACTCATAAGTCCACGTCCATAATCCGATTAATAATATTGAGCACACTGGCTCTGTCGTCTTCATTCATGCCCATATATGGTCTAGGCGTGACATTGCGATAAGGTAGCCCGTAGTGCATCGCTTTTGCATACACCACGTTTGTACCCCACTTGACGCCATCAGGTAGCGCTATGTAGGTGGGTGAAGCCATGAGTCGACCAGTATCACGCAAGGTTTTTCCCTGATCCGCGATAGCCCTTTGTGACGGTATCCACGGTTGACGCCCTAAGTCGTGCTGATTGTAAAAGCGCTCCTCAGTTTGATGGACCATCTCAGCACCAGCCATACGGCTAAACTTCTGCATTTTTTGACTATCAAAATACAAAGCGCCCAGCCGTCTGATGATCTCGTCACCGCCTGATAAGTTTGCATCAATCATAAGGACCTCAATTCATGCCCGGCATCTTGGCAAACACATCATCACCAAAGACTTGACCACGATAACTATCACCGATTGGCACAGCAGGTTTGATGTACGTGCTTTGCTGCTCATCGTCGGTTAATGGCTCGTTAAAGGTAACGTTTGCTTTACCTGCTCCAACATCTTGCAGCCACTTAAGCGCTTCTTTATAACGTGCCTCGACTTCATCGGTCGGCTCGTTCATATAAAGCAAATAGCGAGCAATGTCAGCGCACACCAACTTTAAATGCTCAGTCTTATTCAATGGCGTTTTATAGCGTATAGATAAGTAGCTATTCATCTTCTCTGATGCGTCAGACAGTGCGTTAGTGACTGCAAGCAAGCCGTCATTGTGCATGGACTCAAGCTCAGCTATAGCAAGCTCACCAAAGCGGCTTATTAAATCGTCATGAGTCGCATACATAATTTAGTCCTTTGGAAATAGCGCGATTAGCTCGGCTTTGGTGTCTGATTCGTTGTACTCGATACCTTCTTCATCGAGTAATGCTGCTAGATCAGCCTTGGTTAGCTTATCGAGCTTGACCACTTCGCCACCTTCACCATCGGCTTCTTCGATAGCACCGATACTTAGCAAGTATTCGATGCGCTCGGCATCATCCAAGCCTACGACTTCTTCACCGGCGTTAAATTGACCGATAGCGTTCATTGCAATATAAACTTTTGACATAATTTGCTCCAAAAAAAGCCCTACTGATTAGGCAGGGCAATTAAGTTAAGGGTTTATTAAAGAGTGATAAAACCAACGCCACCAGCGGCACCGTTTTTATTGATGGTCACAGGCAATGGGCTTGAATCAGCAATAAACTCATCAACAGATGGGTTATCACTAAACACATGGTATGGCATCAATTCCATTGCTAATTTAGCAGGATTTTTACGATGCTTAATCATACAGAAGTACAAGTTGTTACCACGCTCAGACACTAACCAAAAACCATCTTCTGGAATCATTAGCTCACTGGTGCCGTCTTGTTTTTCAAACTCAACGTCATACGTCCAAAATTCGATACCGTCTAAAGTGCCGCGTAAGGTCGCCTCAGTCTCACCACCAAAACCGCCGTCAAATACGCGACTAACATTAGTATTGAGTGCAGCAGTAAAGCGTTTGTTAAACTTCTCATTATCCGCCAATGCTTCAAATACACGGCTAGACATAAGGGCATCAACAGCGCGACGCTTGCCATGCTTGGTTAAATTCTTAACCATCTTGCGAATATCTTCGTAAGGCGTAGCGCCTACTGCATCCCATGCAACCAACGGATTAAACTTAAGATCAGCATGACGACCATAATCAACGGTCACACCTGCATTATCATCACCTTGTACGACAACTTTGCCGTATAACAAAGCATCACGGCACATCAAAGCGATACGTGCAGCGATTGACTGGCGGATAGTCCAGTAAGAGTTGGCGGCTGCCATTTCCCATTCGTCTTGCATGGTCGGCGGCACACCTGGAGCATTGGTTGCGATAACGCGCATAGATTGCAATAGTTTTTGCATCTTAGCGTCAATGTCGCTCAGCGGCTCAACGACACACGCGGGCTTTAAGTAAGGCGCTTTGATATAGCTGACGTTTAATTCAACTTTATCTTTGATAACCCGACCTTGTGCAGTCGGCAAAACGGCTGGTGCAAGCGGTACGTAGGTTTTAATATCACCTACTGGCACTTTGTCTTGACCATTTAGGTAAATCGGATTACCAAAATAACGGTCACGTAAAAAACTATCAACTGGCTTGCTGTGGTCATAAACCGCGCCAAGCTCTTCAAAAGATGCGGTATCAATTTGCGCATCATCAAATACAAAAGTAGCCATAAATATTTATCCTTATTTAACTACGCTAAGCGTAATAGGTAGTGAACGATTAGCGTGCGCACGGGCTGCTAGCTTTTGAGTTGGTGTTAATGCAACGCCGTTAATCTTGACTTGTGCCACGTCAAACTTACCCGCGATATAAACCGGCATTTCAACGCCCATCGCTAGTTTTTCAGTCGCTTGTGCAGCGGTCACATCAGCTAAGCAAATAGCATGAAAATCTTTACCGGTTACGCTATGAGTAGCTGCATTAGTGTCAGCAGCAATCACAAGTAAGTCGCCTTTTTTATAGGCGGTTGCCGTAGTAGGTACGACGCTATCAGTGGTAGGCGCAATATCGACCGGTAAAGGCTGTTCGGTTGTGTAATTAAAGTTAGGCATTATTTAGCTCCTTGTGCTTTAGCTGCTTCGACAGCCGCCATGATTTTACTTTCGCCACTTTGACGACCGCTTGTTGCCTGCTCTTTATCCAAGCCATCAGGTAATGGCGGCGCTTTCTGCTCAATTGGTTTTGCCATAAATTCAGCAACAGCAAACTGTGCGTCATCCATCGCTTTAAACGCGGTCACCTGCTCGTCGGTAAACGTGCGACCAGTATCAGCAGCTAACTTGTCGATAGCGGTTTGACGGGTAGCTGCTTGCGTTTCTGCCAGTGCGTTTTGCGCTGCCAGTGCTGCGGCTTTTGCGTCGGCTGCATCTTGTACCGCTTGAGCCTTTTCAGCCTCTAGCGCTGTGATTTTGGCTTTCGCCTGTGCTAATTCATCCACGTAATTCTCCTCAAGTTGCGGATTAGTGTTGCTTTGTTTGGTGCTGCTTGACACTGCCACGCTATCCGCAATCGCATCAATTAGACCTAATTCTTTTGCTTTGACGGCGGTGAATACATCGCCCTCCCAGCCTTTGACTGTTTTGGCATCAACATTGCGCTGTGCTGCTACATGATTAAAAAAGATACTTGCAGATTCATCGACACCTTCTTGTAAGCGTGTCTTTTCATCGTCTGTTAATGGCATAAATGAGTTAAACGCGGCTTTCCACTTTCCTGATCGGAACAATGAAACCTTTTCGCCATAGCGTTCAAGCCAACCGCTTTCCTCGGTGTGGACTACATAAACACCGATGCTACCAACGCCTGAATGCTTAGACGCTGTAACCTTGCTTGTGCTAGCGCCTAGCCAATAAGCGGCTGAATACATATCGCCACTGACAAACGTTTCAATCGGCTTTGTAGATTGGTAAATTGCTTCAGTTGCAATATCAAGCCCTGCGACATAACCACCGCCACTATCAATGTCTAAGACAATGCTAGTTACTACGTAATCATCATTGGCTTGCTGAATGTAATCAGCTAAGTTTGCATAGCCTGTCACGCCCCATGAGCGATAATCGCTTGAGGTTTCAGGTACTAGCAGACCGCGCACATCAATCGTCGCTACGCCATTCTCAACCGTGTAAGCCGCTTCACTGTCGTCATCGTCATAGCGTGATAGCGCTTTGAAGTCGATAGACGCAAGCTGATGCTCAAGCCTTGTGCAGCTCATGAGCGCATGGCTATCAATATCGCGCTTAATCTTTGCTTGTAAGTTCATATTTTTACCTTTGTGTAGGCAGTAAAAAACCGCCCTTATCGGCGGTCTTGTTTTTGTTTCTTGCGTTTGGTGTATATGGTCAATGCTATATCAGCTATCAGCACAATAACTTTAAGTATTCGTGATTTCTTTGTCATTCGCTATACTCCTTAATCAAAACTAACATCTATGTATCTAGCATTCATTTCTATAAGTTTAGCAACGACCGCAGCATCCATAGGCTCGTGTTTAAGACTGCTCATATTCCGCCATAGCTCATCTAAAGAGAATTGCTTGCGATTTTCCCCGCAATTAATACTATGCGCTTGGGTGTTAGACAGTGTTTTCTTAAATGTGTCGGATAATTTCTCATCACAACTAACGACAGACCAGCTAATATATTCATGATTCTCTATAATTTTCATTCGCCCTGCTCCTCAATCAATTCCTTGGCTTCGTCAATCAATGTCGCAAGCTCAGGTATCGGCTGTGCCAACATCACGGTAATAGCTGCTTCAATCCGCTGTCTTGCTGCCAATATTGCACCTGATTGTTTGTAGTACGTGATAGCGAGTTCAGCTATTGTCTTATTGACTAACCGATTCATGTTGCCTGTGTACTGAGCCGGTGTACCGCCAATCCAACCTTTATCGTTTGGCACATTTGGCAAGTCGTCATCGACGGTTATACCTTTTGATTCAGCTTGCGACTTGGTGAGAGAGCGCATGATACAGCGGCAACGATAGCCATCAGGCGCGTAATGCTTCTGCCAAAATGGGTCATCAATATGCCTAACCACACCTGACAAAACTTTATGCGCTGGGCGCTGTCTAATATCGTTAATGCCGTCACGCATCAGGTATGGGCGTTCATCTTTATTGGCCTGCTGCTGATACCACCGACCACGGCCATAAGCGCCTTGGATGTTGGTGCGAAAGATATTGTCTAGCCGATGCTTTGGCAAATTAATATCAATATCGCCTGCCTTAACTGCCTTTTGAAAGTCTGCAAACGTACCGCCATCAACTAATTGCTCGTTGACCAAGCCCATCACATGCTTAATCTGCTCAGTCTGTGCAAGCCCTGCGATAGATACCGCTTGTTGACGCTGAATAGGTGTCATGCGGTCGTAGTATTCATTAGGCAAAACCACGTTACGATTTAAAGCGTAAGCAATGGCCTCGATAAACTGTACGTCAAATCCCGCTGTTGTCGTTGCCATTGGTTGCTCACTTTATTTTGCACATTAAAAAACCCCACGGTTAGGTGAGGTCTTGTTTTTTAATCAGGGATTCGCATCCATCTAACTACACGTATTACGTCAGTCATGTGCTCAATATCCCAATCATCACCCCAAAAATAACTAACGTCTTTGTAAATCCCTTTTGTTGTCTCGACTTCAACTAAAACACTTAGTTTTATTGGCGGGAATCCGTCACTAACATTAGTCCATTTAGGCACAACCTCTGAATCAATGAATGCTGCAAACATATCGTACATGCAAGCAGGTTTGTCTTTAACATCCATTTTCTCGGATATTTTTATGATTCTTTGTAGACGTTTCTTTAGTTTATCATTCATGGCTAAACCCTTGTTTTATATGGCTTAATTATACCACTAAACCTCACTCGATTCATCAGCAAAGCCATGCACATCAGCGACCATCAATGCGGTATTAACCAACTGAGTAAACTCACTCTCAGCCAATCCCTGACCGCATAGATTAAATAGTGCCTCACGTAAGCTGTCAGCGTCCGTAGTGTTATTGATAGCTGATAGCACCGCATTAGTATCAAACGGCTGTACGCTCGCATTTAGTGCATCATCTGCGACTGCTTCAAGCTCCATTTGTTCGTCGGTAAATTCGCTATCACTATCAGCAGCTTTAAACGGCAACCAAGTCTTGCTAGCGAATGAATTAGCCTTTGCTGATATCGGCAACGTGGTCGCACCTGTAAACACCTCAACGTGTGAGATATGGCGCTCCTCATAACCCAATTCATCAACAAAGTATGACTTATTAAAGCGTAAGCCCATGTCATACGCTTTTTTGTCAGCGTCTAACTGATCAACCGGAATAACCTTTTTCGCTATCCACTTAAATTCAGGCGCATCATAACCATTGGCATAACAGATAATATCAATAAACCGTTGTACTGCTTTGATCGCGTGCTTACGGTCGCTGTTAAAGATAATCTCTTGCTGCTCTTGGTGTATCTTGCCTTGACCGTAAGTACCGCCGTTATCCGTGCCACTTGTCAGCGTCTGACCTAGCAGATAGGTAGTGATACCTTGCTTGGTCACATCGTTGTACGCAACGAACGCCTCGCCATTACTGCCACCTGTGACCGGCGTGACATCCTCGTCAATACCAATAGTCACTACGCCTGAGTTGTGTGCAGAAAGGACTGCATCCGCAAACTTTTGCGCGTCCTCATCACTCGCTGCATCA